CTATGTCTACACCGACTGCCAAGCTATAAAGCCTTATTCATGGCTTAAGAATGGTAGTGGTGCAGCCAAAACACTTCACGCTGAAGCCTTAAACAAGGCCTACGCTAGGTTTGTGGACAAGGTCAATTCCGGGCTTGAGACTTCTCAATGGGCCGTCGGGCTTGCTGAGAGGCGCGAGGCTTTGAGCATGGTCAAGAATCGAACCGTAAGGTCGGTCGAGACTATCGCCCAAAGTGCGATGACGATGGCTGCTGCTTATCGCAGCCTTCGCCGCGGGGATTTCGGTCGCTTTCTCTCCTTGTTGAAGCTCAAAAGGCTTCCAAAAAGGTTGCAGGAACGTATTGAAACTCCACGTGGGCGCTGGTCTTCTCCTGAGAGAGCTAGCGCTTTATGGCTCGAATACTGGTTTGGGTGGAGTCCGCTTGTTGCGGATATCCACAGTGCAGTCTCTATCCTTGAGGCTGAGCTCCCGAAGCCGGCGAAGATTTATGCGTCGGCCAAGGCCACTCGAGCATTTGATAGGACTAACGTCGGCTACGATTCCTACATCACCGGCACGATTAACTATCGTGTTCGGATCGGTGCGGAGGTAGAAGTTGTTAATCCAAATCTAAGACGAGCCACTTTGCTGGGCTTGACTAACCCAGCGACGGTCGCATGGGAGCTGATACCCTTCAGCTTCCTAGTGGACTGGTTTATTCCAGTCTCACAGTTTCTGAACTCATGGTCCGACCTTTATGGTCTGACTGTGAAGAACAGTTACACTGCGACCCTCGGCACCTTCACAGGTGTCGAAAATTACCAATGGGCTTACGCTGGTGGTCGTTACCACACCGATACTTTCGATGTGGCTGGCGTTCACACGCGGGATGTTGGGATTGCTACCCCAATTATCTACCCAAAGGTATTCAAAGGGCTGTCTGTGACTCGAGGTGCGACTGCGGTTTCACTTCTGTTGCAGGTACTTAAACCCTCTAGAATCTCCTAATAGGAGCTCACCATGCCTTCAATGGCGAACATTGTTGTCAAGAAAGCAGACGGTGTAACTAATGTTACGTATACCGCACTGCAGCCCGCTAGTGGCGATGGCGTTGCCGCCGTATGGCGCAACGAGGCCGCTGGGACGTCGTCGGCTGTTAAGCCGGCTGTGTCCATGTCGTCCCGTTGGAACGGTCCTAAAACCGCCCGACGTGTCGATGTCAGCTTCGTCTATCCGCATACTTATACGGATGCGAATACTGGCCTGGTCCTTGTTAAAGACAAGGTTCCCGTCACTCTGAGTGCCGTCGTTCCGGCGGCTGTCCCGGACACTGTCGTGGCGGAGGCCGTGGCGCAAGCCATGAACCTCTTCGTCAGTACCTTGTTTGTGGACTCGGTAAAGGCCGGTTATGCCCCCACGTGATGTTTCGTGGTGGGAGCAACTGGTTGAGTGGGTTTCTGAGCTGATTCTTTCAGCTCTTCGCCTGTTCACCTAACCAACTCGGAGTCTCTATGTTTCCGAAGTCACTTTGGGACGTAGTCCGGCCACTTCTGGCGGACCTCGACACTCCCCGTTCACTTACCGTGAAGCTCTTAATCGAGCATGGGGAGTTTGATCAGCTTGTGAATCTTAAAGCTGATCCCGCGCACTACCTCACTGCGGATGATTACTTCCGTGATGTGGTAGCTACCGACCTTCTCCGTAAGTGTGACGATCTAGAAACAACTATAGATCGTTACCAGGCGGCGGTCGACGGTTTTCACGCTGCTGAAAAACAGTGTGCTCAAACCAACGTGAGACTCGCTCCACTCCTAGATTTCCCATCCGGTCCTCTGGATGGCCTAGAGTGGCGCGCATTGGCGTTCGCCAAGCGTGTAAAGAAACGAGTCTCTAGCCTTCTTCGGTCCCTTCCCAGGGATCTGAAGGCGCGGTTTGGACCGGGCGCGACGCTCGAGGATCGTGGGGATTTGACAACAGTACCCCACAAAATGTGTTCCACTCCAACCATAACTCCGGCTGCAACAGGACTCCTTGACCTTTGGCGGGAAACTGCCTGGGCCAGGGCCCTGATGTCGGAGTTACCAGATCGATCCGAACCTAAACGGGTTCGTGGTAACCGCTTCACAGCGGTTCCGAAGGATGCCACAAAGTATCGCGGCATAGCGATTGAACCTTCGCTGAATGTTTACTATCAGCTTGGGGTAGGTCGCGAACTTCGGTTGCGGTTAAAACAGATTGGGATAGACCTTGATGAGGGTCAATCCCTGCACAGGCGGCTTGCCTGTGTGGCCTCGCGCAGTACCAAAGGCCATCTCGCAACGATCGATCTATCATCTGCTAGCGACACGATATGTTGGAGACTTGTGAAGTTAATCGTACCGGAACATTGGTACGAACTCCTTGCCTCTCTTCGTTCGCCGACGACAACAGTCGACGGGCGGACATATCATCTGCAGAAGTTCTCCTCTATGGGGAACGGTTACACATTTGAACTTGAGACATTGATCTTCTTTTCGATCTGTGCTCAAGTACTCGAGGACATGGGAATTGACGCCATACCAGGCGTTAATATCTCTGTCTACGGGGACGACATTATCGTGCCGTCTGAATGTGCTGCGGAATGTCTTGC